TTACCGACCCAGCGCTCTGATATAGGCCTGACAGGCCTGCAAGGCAATCAGTCCGCGATCACCGGCGTCGGTGATGGCGATAATTCGTTGAGCATGTGCCGGGTCAAGTCGGGCGCGTGGGGCGCCATGATCCAGGCCGCCGGGGCCGGCGGCGGCAGGCACTGTACAGCCGGCGGCAACATCGTTGGCGTCGAGGAGGACTGACAGCCGGACATCGGCAGTAGCAAGGCGATCGCGCAGGCGATCCTGATCACGTTGGGCATCGCTCAAGGCTCGGTAGTGGGTTTGTTCGCTGACGGAGAGTTTCTGCTCCAGGGCGAGGCGCTTGTCCTGTTCGGCCTTTTGTCGCTGCGCTGCCGCCAGGGTCATTTGATTCAAGGTTTCGGCCTGAGAGCGGGCCATTTGCGCTAATTGGCGACCATAGCGCCAATCCTGAAGCCGCCACGCCAGCGTCGCCGAACCACAGGCCAACAGCGCCAGCAACGCAACGACGCCAAGCGTGCGCGAAGCAAACGGCATCAGGCCGAAGACTGGCATAGCACCGCCCTCGCCCGCGCCCACAGTTGCAGGCGATCCTCCAGGCCGTTCAAGCCACCATTGATACGCCGGGTGATGCTGTTGAACTGGTCGCGGTCGGCCAGTTCGTTCAAGCCGTTCTGCTCCCAGAACCTCGCGGCGGATTCGGCTGCCCACTGCGGCTGCTCGAGCAACTCGGGCAGCGCCAGCAAACGTTCATCGCCAAACAGGCCCAGGCTGCAACGTCGGTAATTGTCATGCCCGGTAATCTGTATCAGCCCGCGACCGCGGTACTTTTGACCATCACCGTCGGCCTGGGGTGTGTTACCCAGGCGAACGGCCATCGGGCCGGTGTCGTATTTGCTTAAATATTGTTCATTGCCCAGCTCCTGTACGTAGCGCAGTTGCCCCGACTCATGGCCGACCTGCGCCAGGAACGCCGTGATGCGTTTGGGTGTGTCGATCCGGTGACGGGACATGGCGGTGTTAAGCGCGGAAACAAAAACGCCCGCTTGGGAGCGGGCGTTGGGCATGATCTTGAGGAGTTGCTGTTGAGTGATGTCCATGCTCAGACCGATGAAAGACAGATTATTAAAGTTGCCCGGCCAGCCAGAGCGGCGCGACTGGGCGATGCTCGACATCAGGGAACAGTTCATCCTGAGGCCAATCTCGGAGCGCACGTCGATAAGCCTGGAGTTGTGTGTATTGAGATTGGTCCAAGGTTGTACCGCCACCCTCATCCATTTCATCGCGATCCCGAGCTACAAGATGATCGGTCGCGGAGAGCTGGCCGTTACGCCAGGCAATCTCGTTCGCAGCGGCCTGATCGGCCGTCAGAGGAGGATCGACAAGGATGGGATAACCGTTGTCAGGATTGACTGAAACTCTCTTGGGCGAAACCGCCAGTTGCTGAAGCAGCGATAGCCAATAGGCCCTGGGGATTTCTATGACATCCTGAGGGATGTCCATATCATTGATACCCGAAACATAAGCGCCGCAGGTACTTGGACTGAACAACACAGTGAGCTCGTTCATTCAATAACCCTTCGCAAAATAATAAACGGTCCATCCAGCTATTGACTGTCCAGCCAGGTTGCGAACTCTCAAGCGACAGCCTTGTTTAGTAGCACTTCCGCCAACGAGAATGACCACTGCACCATCACCGCCGGCATGGTTAGCAACAACAGAAGAGAAGGTCGTTGGAAATGAAATAGGGAAAGTGACGAACACATCACCATTAGCATCGGTCGTTCCACTCCCCCATTGATCAATGTTTCCGCTGGCATATTTTTGATAACCGGGATTACCGACCTGCCCCGAAAACAACGAGGTGTACTTCAGAAGAACGGTGCCGCCAATCAACCGCCATTGATTGTCCAGTTTGACGAATTGCGCTGTTTCACCACGAACTAAATCGACCGGCCCCAACGCCGCACTTGAAGCGCCTATCGTATCGGCTGCCGATGCTGTCGAAACGGTGACTACGCCTGCCCCCACGTTGATGAGGGTGAGCGTCGCCCCATGCATGATTCCCGATGTGCCGGGCAACGTAGCGCTGATGGACGTAGCACTGGAAAAACTCACCGCGCCGCCAATATGAGCCAGCGTCAACGCGGTACTGGTGGCGTACGCTGCAAAGCCGGAATACTGCAACCCGCTTCGCCTTACGAACTCTGTGGTCGCGACAGACCTGTCACTGTCGAATTGCGCGGCGGTGGTAAACAGCCCACTACCCTGCAACGCAGTCAAAAGCTGATTATTTTGTTGTTCTGAAGGCGTCAGCCCCGCCGCTTGAATAACATTGATGACTTCTTGCGTGACCCCATTTCCCCAACTGGCAGGAATCAAGGATCCCGGCGCCCCGGTCAAGGGATTTTCATCCACAAACCGGCCATTCACCAAGCCCGCACTGGGCACACTCTTTGGGTAATCCATCTTCCTCTCCCGGTATTCAAACGATAAAAAACAGGCAGCACGAGGCCTCGGCTACCGAGACTCAACAGCGCCTGGAAGATCGAAACGGTTTCAGCGTTTTACCAGCGATAGTTTTTAAACAGCAGACACCGGCGCGACCGGCCAATCGATCTCGGTTGGGAAACCGGATTGATGCTGGATGCGATTCAGTTCGACGCTGTAAAGCTTCCACTCCATCAGTGCGAGTTGTTCCGCGTCGGTGGCATCACCGATATCCTCGGCATACTGGAAGGGAGCGATTTTCTGAATCACCTCCCGCAGCAATTTGTCACGTTTTACCAAGGCTTCACGCTTTAGATCCGCAGTTTGCAGTCTCTCGTCAAACGCCCAGGCATTGTCACGCCAAACATAGTGGTTGCCCGGCCAGGGTTCGACCGTAAACGGGTCTGGCAATTCTCCAAACTCGATCCACTGCGCAACAGCGCCGGTGGCTTTGCAATAGACCGGACCGCGCCAATCCACCATTTCACGCGGCACGCCGTTAACCATGACCCAGGAGTGATGGTCCTGGGCGGGTGGAAGCTCGAAGGAAAGTTGGATGCCGTTACTGGGTATCTGGATACCCATGCCCGGAGTTACAAAAAGCTCTACCGGACCGGAGATGACCCCGGACTCGTCAAACAGGTAAATGAACATGGTCACCTCAGATCAATTTGATTCGGGCGGGATAGGCGATGTTTCTAGGCCGGGTTTCAGTGCCGAAGGTTCCGATATTGCCGACAGCGTCTGGGCTCGAAAAAAAAGCCGGGTTGGGATAGGTCGTACCGACTATCCCCGTTGCGGGGGCGGCATTGACGTCGCGAGTCACGTCCCAGGAACCATCGGCAATACCGGGGCCAGGCCGATTGGCGCTCCCTGAAGAGGTAGGCAAATAGTGGTTGTGGCTTTCCAGGGCATACATCTGCCTGCTGCCCGCCGTCCGATCGACATCAACCCCACGGGCCTCATCCAGCACGCGCAAGAACTCACCACGGATATCAGGGAGCCGAAAGGTCGTCGCACCGTCACCGCTGGTCCATGCACCTTCGTTTCCCGCTCTGGCAGCTTCGGTTACCAGTGCCCCGGACAATTGCGCATGGTCCCAAAGCCACGGCCAATCGCTACGGACCAGCAAATTACCGTTTAGTACCGCATATCCACCGGGAATGACCTGACGTGTGCTCTCGACGCAAACGCGGCCCAACGCCGTCGAATCAAAGCGGTTCACGGGCCACCAGCCCCCCGTCTCGTCGCTGCGCAAATGCCACCAGTCCCCACTTCCCATCAACACCAGAAACGGATAACCGCCTGCAGCCAGATGCGTATGAAACCTGATCCTGTCGCTACCGGAAGCCCGTACCATCAGGCGATTACCACTGTTGTCCACACGTCGCACGATCACATCGCGAATGCCAAGCACCGTGCTGGCTACGGGAAGCGTCACCGTACTCGCACCGGCACTCGCATCGATCAACACAAGCCCCAGCTCCTCAGCCGTCAACGCCTTTGAAGTCGTTAACCGCGTAATCACCGAACGCATCGGGCTGCTACGCCCAAGAATCGTTTGCAGCGCCTTGATCAATTGTCCGGTGTCCGCTTCGGACGGGGTCATTCCGGCGGCGGAAATCACACTCAGGATCTCCTGGGTCACGCCATTGCCCCACACCGCCGGGATCAGCGACCCCGGCGTGCCGGCCAGCGGATCTTCGTCCACGAACCGACCGTTCACCAGCCCGACGCTGGGAACGCTTTTGGGATAGTCCATTGTTTTATTTCTCTATGAGCAGATGAAGAAATCATGCGCGCGAGCGCATCGCCTCAAGGGTGGTGAGGACATCGTCAGCCGTCGCTTTGGCCAGGTCCGATTTGCCCTTCGCAGCATGTGCTCGAATCTGCGCCTTGGCCTTGAGTCGCAACTCGCGAAGCGCCAGCAGGTTCGAATCAAACTCGGCGGCCTTGGCGAGGATCTGGTCTGCTGCCTGTCTGGCGGTCCGACCTTTGACCATCCACGCTGCCACGGCGGGGGGAACGGCTTTCTTCGGATAGCCTTCATTCCTGAACGCCTGTGCCTGGAGGGCGGCTTGCTGGTATTCCATAGCGCGCAACGGATCGCCTGCCAGTGTGCGTCTGGCGCGGTCGGCGGCCTTATCGATGTTGGCACACAGTCGCTCGCCTTCGATGCGCAATAGCTCGGCGGCGTTCTCTTCGCTGAGTATCCATTGACCCTCGTCCCAGACATGAGCGGGGGACGGCGGAGCCGGGCGCAATTCATTTTCGTAGTGATGCAGTTCCTGAATGACTTTCATCGAATCAGCTCCCAGGATAGGTGGACATTCACTGCGTTGGTAAAATTGACCGCGATTCCAACATCGTAATCAGTCAGCGCCTGATGCCCTTTGATGCCCATGCTCAGTAGCAACTCGTCGCTGTCGGCGTTGTTCACTCCCAATGTGTGCTCGGCCTGGAAGCATTGCCAAAGCGAACGCAACTGGGAATGGTCGAAACTGGCCGTGACAGTGGAAACCGTCACGTCGTTGACAACGTTGTTAGAAAACAATACGCACATCGACGGACTTGCAGGGTTTGCCCAGCCCCCCGGATTATTGCCAACACTTTGTGCCGAGGGAGACAGATAGCTGTAGTTACCTCCCAGCCAGCCTGCCTGGGCAAAAGCCACTGAAGTCACAGCAGTCGAAGAAGGCGTGGGGTTGCCTGCAACGAGACGCGCAGCACGGGCATGTGGATCGAGCGGCAGATACACCACCCCGGTTCCATTTACAGTTTGAGTCCAGCTCAAGCGTGGACGGTTGTATATCGAACGAACCACCGGCGAGGAACCTGGCGCTCCGGTCACCACCCAGGCCAGGCAGACGTCCAGGGGCGTGGATTGGAATCCACCGCCAGCCGCGCCGTTGATAGTTCCCTTGAGCGAGTCCGGAACAACGTCCAAGAGGTTTCCACGCTGCATGTAGAAAGTCAGCGCATCCCCTGTCACCTGCGCCCTTAGAAAATAGCCGGAGCTGGGCAACAGATCAGCACTGCTCCAAGCCGAGGTAGTATAGGACCGTGACCGGCCCAAACGCCCACTCACTACTTCCTGGCCAATGCTGATGTACACACCCGCAGGAATCGAAACACGTCCACCGCTGGTGGATACCGCCGCTGGTGTGATGGCTAGTCGGCCATCGGCGGAGGCGATGGTGGGCAAAGGCAAGGCGGCAAGCGGGAGCGCCAGGTCCTGGTTCCAGCCTTTGGCGGTAACCTGCTGGATCGCCTGGAGCAACTGATCGTTCTTCGTCTCGTCCGGCGTCAACTCCCCCGCCTTGATGACATTCACGATCTCCTGCGTGACGCCATTGCCCCAAGCCGCGGGAATCAGCGAGCCCGGCGTTCCCATCAGCGGGTTCTCATCCACGAACCTGCCGTTCACCAGCCCCGCGCTGGGGACACTCTTCGGATAATCCATGCGTCTACTCCTTAGTCATAATTGATGTGAACCTTGGTATGCGCCGGTGCACTGCGATGAATCAGGCACTCCAGGGCCGAGCCCGGATTGACGCCAAAACGCTCACCCCAATAGCTCGCGCCAAAACGCCGCCCCAGCAGCAGCCGGCCACCGGTATTGAGGGTCCACATGAATTGCGCCTGCCAGGTGCCGAAATGCGCTTCGCCGAACCGTGCGCGGCCCATGCGCGGCGCCTTCAGTTCGGTGATGGTGGCGTTGGGGTAACCCTGGCTCTTGGCGATTTCCACGTAATAGGCAATGGCTTGGCTGCCCACCGCCAGCAACCGTCGACGTACCGCCAGACGGCGATCGTCATACAGCGGCGTGGCCCCGAGGCACGGATCCGGCAGGTTCATCACCCGCTCCCAGTCCGGCACCAGTTCACTGACGCCCGCCGGGTCCATTTCGTGGAGCAGGTCGGCGGCGCGGGCGTCGAGGCGGGCTAGTTCCTGGGCGATGCCTTCCAGCACTTCCTCAAGTTCCGGTACGCGCTCCGGGTCCCAGGCCGGGCCGCTGGGCAGCAGGCTGCGCAGCTGGGCCTGGTATTGCTCGGCGGTTCTTACTCCAGCCATACACAACCTCCGAAGGTCAGCAACTGATTGCTGGCCGCGGTTACATCGGCGCTGGGCGCGCTCAGTTTGTGGTCAGTTTCGCCGGTGGCGCTGCTGATGGCTTCAGCGATATGACTGAGCAACAGCGTTTCGCCGAGGCCCGCTTCACGGTTATGCAAGTCGCGCAGTTGGGCTTCGATGGCGGCCCGCACGGCGCTGGTGTCCGGCGTGATGCGCAGCCGGTAGTTCACCGGTACCTGCGTCGGCGCCAGCACGTGCAGCTCGGCGGTCACCGGGCGCAAGGGCTCGATGTAGGCCCGCACCTCTTCCAGTTGCTCGGCGTTGGGGATCGGTTGCGGATCGTCGTCCCGCATCACGAACAGGCCGACAGTGCCCGGCCCCAGATAGCTGCCACGGCACCATGCGCGGGTGATGCCGGGGCATTCCAGGGCCCAGGTTTCATAGTCCTGGGCCGAACCGCCGTGGGGAATGATGCGATAGGAACGGATCACCCTGGCCCGCAGGGACTCAAGGCTTTCCCTGGCAACACCGCCGGTCAGCCCCGGCGCCAGCACGGTGAAGCGATTGCCGATGCCCAGAAGCGGCTGCACGGGTGTCAGCACCAGGCCGGCATCGGCATTGCCCAGGCTACCGGCCTCCAGCGCCGCGACGGTGGCGGTGTTCAGGCCATTGCTGGTGGTGCGGGCGGTGGTCACTTTATAAGTGCGGCCATCGGTCGATTGCAGCAGCGTATCGACATCCAGCACGGCACCGGCCGTAGCGCTGAAGCTGACATTGCCGCTGGCCACTTGGGCCGCTTTGCGCGCCTGGTTCAGGCGCAGGGCGGCGATGCGCTCCAGGGTGGACTCATCGGCTTTGTCCGGCAGGATCTGCTCGGCGATCCAGTCCAGGTAGCCATACAGGCCGTAGGCGGCGCCGCCAAGGGTGCGGGCCAGCACTTGGGCGTCGGACTGGCGCAGCGAATCGCTGGCCAGGTCGCTTTGGGCGCGTTTGATCAGCACCGGCAGCGAAGGGGTTTCAAACGGCATAGGTCACCTGCCAACTGTTATCGGGGTTGATGTCCAGGCGCTCGCCGTCGGCCAGGGTCAGGACCGTGCGCAGGTTCAGGCGCTGGGCGTCGAGGCGTTCGCTGATGATGTCGATGGCGCTGCAGTGGCCGTCATCGATCAGCCATTGCAAGGCTTCGCGGGCATAGAATTCGGCGTCGAGCTGGGTCTGGCGGGTCAGCTTGACCCGGCGCAACAGCCACAGCCGCGAGCCGATGCGGTCGTCGGCAACAGTGGGAAAGGTGTCGCCCCACCAACCGAAACGCTCGTTATCATCGACGGCATCGTCGGCGGCGGCGCGGCGCCAGGTGAACAGGCTGATCAGCACCGAGCGGGTCAGCGCGGCGTGCAGGTTCTGGCTGATGAACATCATTGGCCTCCCGCCGGCGCGCCGGTCTGGCCGTTGCCGGCCTGTACGCCGACATGCACATGTTTGATCTGGCTGATGCCGCCGGCGATCTGGTCGCCTTGGGAGACGATCTTGCCGGTGTGGTTGATGACCGGGCTGTCGATGTTCACCGCGCTACTGGCGCGGATGTTTAGGGTTGCAGTCTCGATGTCGATGACACGACCGCGCTTGAAGTGGAGTTTGTCGCCTTCGTCGGTATAGAGCGCCACTTCGCCGGGGGCCAGGGCCTGGAGACGGAAGCGGCGATCGGCGACCACCAGGACCACGGCATGGGAACGGTCGCCTCCCAGGAACGTGGCAATGCCCTCGGCACCGGCCAGCGGGTTGCTGGTGAAGCCGTAGGGTTCGAAGTGCTCCATGTCGTCGTTCACTTCGCCGGCGGTGAGGCGCATTTGCAGCGACTGCAACTTGGTGGCCGAATTGGCGAGCACGACAGTGCCGCGCGCCAGGAGACGGGTCAGTAGGCTCATGGGGATTCCTTAGGAATGGGAAGAGCAACAGGACCCTGTGGGAGCGAGCCTGCTCGCGATGGCGGTGATTCAGCCTGCATCCATGTCGGATGTACCGCCGCCATCGCGAGCAGGCTCGCTCCCACAGGGGATTGCGGTGGGCAAGAGTCCAGCGTCAGGCCTTGGGCGGCATCGGGTTCGCATCGAAGGTATGGGGCGGGGCGACTTGCAACGTGGTAATGGAACCTTGGGCGGACAGCGAATAGGTGACTTTGGAAACCAGCATGTCACTGTCGAATCCCAATACCGGATCGATCACCCGCACCAGTGTGTTATGTCGCCACAAGTCGCCATTGGTCTGGCGCCAGCCTTGCACGCGGTAGGTGGTGGTCAGGGCCTTGCCAGTGCGGATGGCGCTTTCCCAATCGGCCCGTTGCTGGGCCAATTCGAAGGTCAATTGCGCGCTCTCACTGATCACCGTCACCCGCTTGCGCTTGAAGCCCAGATCGGTGGCAGTGCCAGAGACTTCACTTACCGCCGCCCCGCTCTGCTGATCATTGCCCTTGTGCTGGCCGATGACCCGGTATTCGGAGAACACCTGGCTATAGTCCATCGGTGCGTTGCCCGACAGAATGTTCTTGCCCAACTCCAACACATCACTGGCCCGCCCACCGCTGCCGGGTTTGGCCAGCAACACACGTCCTTGCGCGTCATCGGTGGAAAACACTCGGAACAACGTCAGCAAACGGTCGATGGATTGGAAGACCGTTTCCCCCGGCACGATGCTGTGTTCGCTCAACCGCGCGGTTTCAGGGATTTCGCTGACAACCCCCACGCCGTATTGCGATGCCAGGGCCTGGACGATGCTCAGCAGCGTTTGCCCGCGCCATTGAGTCGGGCGGTTGATCGCCGCGCAGTCCACCAGGTCCTGGGTCTTGGAACCGCCTTCAATGCTCAGGCTGATCTGCCGACCGTCATAGCTGACCGGTGCCTTGAACACATAACCGCTGAGGACCAGATCGGTACCAATGCGCACCTGGCATTCATCGCCCGGACGGATCGGCACCGCTTGGGTCTGCCCCGGCCATTGCCAGGTGATCTCAAGTTTGAAGGTGCGGAATTGGCGCTCCAGGTCCGCACTGATTTCCACGCTTTTCCAACCGCCGTAATCCAACCCGTCGACGGTAAGCGAGACAGCGTTATCGAGCTCGCTCATGGCTTACTCCCCCGACACTTTCAGGTCATTGGGCGGCAGGAAACCAGGATGGGCTACGCCATTACGCTGGGTCACTTCCGTCACCCGGGTGGCGTCGGCGAATTGCTGATACGCCACCACCAGCGCCGGCAGGCTTTGCTTTAACGACAGGTTGATCAGCCTGACGCCCGAAGACGCCACCGCCGTCAGGTGCGCGGCCATTTGCTGGCGCAGGTTGTTCATCGCCTGGTAGTGCTCCGGATCAGCCTTGAGGGAGGCCTGCCAGATCGCATCGTTTAGGGCATCGCGCAGGGCCAGCACATCGTCGGCCACCGGCACGTCCCGGCGCTGGACCGGTTGCACGGCCTGTTGCGCCACCGACGGCGTGGCGCCCAACTTGACCGCAGGCGCTGCTACCGGCATCGCCGCAATCCATTGCGCGGCCTGCACCAACAGCGTGTCTTGCACCAGGTCGGCCACGGCCTGGGCCGCCGCCGTGGTGTCCTTGCCCGTCGTGAGTTTGGGCGCGTCGGCCTTGCGAATGGCCTCCACCTGTTGCGATACGCTGGCGATCACGCCGCGATAGCCGTCACGGGCAAAGTCCTTCAGCTCCCGAATATCGCCCAGCAACCCCTTGAACTCGGCCACCACCTCCTTGGGCAACGCTTTCACCGCCTTGACCAGATCGCTGAGTTGCCGATAGGTCTGGATCAACGGCTTGAGCTCCTGCTCGATCACGCCGTAGACCTCCTTGAGGCTGTTGCGCAGGTCAGCGATGCCGATCCGTGCGGCCTTGATCAAGGTCATGGCGTCTTCGAAGCGCCGCACCGCCGAACCGAGGAAGCTGTCGGCCGAAACCAGCAGCAGCTTCTGGCTATTGATCGTGGCCGAAGGGAATTGCAGCGGCTGGTCGGGGTAGAACTTCAGGGCGAACGTCACCAACCCGCCGTCCTGACGGGTCTGGGTCATGTCGCACTCGCCGACCTTGACCTGCAGGCGCCCCAGCCACGGGTGCACCAGTTCGCCGCTGCCCTGCTCCAAGGCCTTGAGCAGCTTGTCGCGCCGCTCCAGGCAATCGGGGCCGACGAGGAACGCCGTCAGCTCATGAATCTTCGCCTGCTGGCCGAGCCCCTCGAAAAATGGCTGGTCACGCTGGGGATATTCATGCAGTTGGCCTTTGTGGCCGACCGGGGTTTTCGCCTGGTCGACCCAGAACCCGACGCCACGAAACGACGCCGGCAACAAACGATCACGCCAGCTCATTGGAGCCTCCTGTGGACAGTGAGCGATAGCCGATGCGCGAACTCACCGCCAGGGCCGGTTGATTGGTCTGGGGCGGATCGGCGCGCAACCCGGCCGGGGCATTTTCGAAACGCACGGTCAGGCCGCCTTCGAGTTGCGTGCGGTTATTGGTGGCGCTTTGTTGCACCAGGGCGCTGGAGGTTTGCGGCAACGTACCCGGCGCCAGCGAGGTTTTCGCTGGAACGTTGGCGGACGCTGGCGCCAGGCTGGACGACAGGCCCGGAGACTGCTCGCTGGCTCCGCCAAAAAACGCCGGCGCCAACTCGCCTTTGCCTTCGGCGTTGGTGGCGCGCTGCGCCTCGGTCAATCCCTCGACCTTACCGGTGAACGAGGTGATCATCTCGCCGAAGCCGCCGTTGAAAAACGCCTTGATCGGTGCGATCACCGCCTGCAACTCGCTCCACCACTGGCTGAACCACTCGCCCACCGGCCCCCACTGCTTGACGAGGCCGTCGATGGGTGACCAGTCGAACAGGCCGCTGAACACCGCCAGCATGATCGACACCTGGTTGCGCACGCCTTCCCAGATCCCGGCGAAGCCTTCACTGATCGTGCCCCAGTTGGCCATGATCAGTCCCAACGGCGTCCAGTCGAACAGCCCTTTCAAGGCGTCCATCACTGGCACGGTCAAGGCCTTGAGCAGGTCCCAGATCGCCGCGAACAACCCGGTCAGGGGTGCCCAATTGGCAACGATCAAGTCCAAGGGCGACCAGGCAAACAGCGTCTGCATGAAACCGATGACCGGCGTTGCCGCCGCCACGATCACATTCCAGAGTGCGCCAAAAAAGCTGCTGATCGGGCCCCAATTGCTGATCACCTGCCCCATCGGGGTAAAGGCGAACATCGTCTTGAAGAACTCGACCATCGGCAGGACGATCGGCGCAAGCCTCTGCCAGAGCCCGGCGAAGAACGCTGAAATCGGCGCCCAGTGGGCAATGATCATCCCTGCCGCCAAGGCGATGCCCATGGCAATCAAGCCGATGGGGTTCATCTTCAAGGCCAGGTTCACCACTTCGAACGCCTGGCTCGCGCCGCTGACCGCCATCTGAATCGCGTTGAACGCCACGACGCCATTCGCCAGGCCCTGTACCAGTTGCGGGTTGTCCTGCAGCACCTGGGCCACGCCGCTGACCATGGGCTGCAAACTGACCGCCACCGCGTTGACCGCAGGTCCCAAGGCCGAACCGAACTGCACCGACACGTTACTGATGGAAGTCTTCAATCCATCCAGGTTCTGTGCCGCCATACGGGGCGCTTCAGGAGCCTGGATGGCGCTGGCCGCCGCGCTCGCGGCGCCTGCTTCGTTCTTGAAGGCCAGCGCCGACTTGAGCCCGTCCAAAAAGGGCTGAGCCAGGCCACCGCTGGGCAGCAGACCGGAAATATCCAGGCTGCCCAGGCCCGTGGCGTCGAGGTTCTGCTTGAAACTCGCGACCTTCGCACGAAGGCCGGCGAGCTTGGGTGACAGCTCGTCGATGCCCGTCAGCAGCACCGCTTTTCTCTCTACCTTTTGTGTGTCTGCCATCACTGCACCTGCTGCATCGCATTGATCCGTTGCGCGTGCTCCAGGGATTCGCGGAGCACATCCAGTGGCCTGGCCATCATCTGTTCGGGGTCAACCTTCCAGAACCAGGCCAGGTCATAGGCGGCGGCGATCAGGTCGCCGATGGTTGCGACGCCGCACTCATGAAAAAACTCGCGACAGCCCAGCTCAAGGCATTGAGGTCAGCCAGGTCCAACTGGTTGACCGACGACGGCGGGATGCCGGCGCAGACCGCGATGTATTTGGCCGCGACGTCCATGTCCAGGCTCACCTCCTCGCTCTTGTCGATCTTGTAGGGCAGCGCCTTGATCGCCCGAACCTCTTGCACCGTCGGACGGCGCAGGGTCAGTTCGCTCAGCGGCTCGCCGTGGGCCTCGATGGCCACGCGCAGCGTCACGACATCGGTCATTGCCAGGTCCCCTTGATGCCTTCGAATTTCAGTTCGATGGTGGCGTCGTCGCCCTTGGACACCGGCTCTTCCACCAGGTAGGCGCCGGCCAGCACATAGACCTTGCCGTTGTTGAATTCGCAGGTGACGGTCATATCAGTGCCGGCGACCAGTTGCTTGAGCGGGAAGTCCGCAGTGTGCAGGGCCGTCACCTTGAAGGACGGGGCGATGTCGGTTTCCTTGTAGAACCCCGGTACGACGGTTTCGCGTTTGGTGAACATCAGTGGCGCTTCGCAGCCGCCATTGATGGTCAATTGAGCGCCGTCCACTTTGACGTAGCAGGTGCCCGCAATCAGTTGACCCATGGTGTTTCTCCCTTCAAATAAAAAGCCCACGCAAGGTGGGCTGAATGCATGCGACTGAGTGCTACCGTCAGGCGGCGTCGTCGTATTGCAGGCGGAATTGGTTGAGCAGCGCGAACACCCGCAGGCCGTTGATGTAGTCCGGTGGGAACAGCACATTGACCCGGCTCGGGTCCTGGCTGTCACGCTCGACGACCAGGTGTTCGGCGAACAGCTCGGCGTTTTCCACGTGGCCTTCCAGTTCGAGCTTGGCGTATTGCGCGATCAGTTCGCCGCGGATGGTGCTCGGGGTCACGATGGGCTGGCCGGCGCCGAAACGGGTACCGTCGGAGGCCAGTTTGTGGCGACCGTACTTACTGGTGATCACGCTTTGCAGACGGCGCACGATGAACGCCGACTGGTGCATGGTTTCGCTGTCCAGGTAGGAGTTGTCAGCCTGGCCGAAGGCATTCTTCTGATACGTGGTGATGGAGCGCTGGATGCGTACGTAGCCACCTTCGTAATACGCCGTGGCGATGCCATAGTTGAGCAGCGACTGGCGCTCGGTCAGGGTGAAACGCTCGCTGGCCGGTGCCGGGTCCAGGCCTGGCAGGCTGCCGCTTTGGGTCGGACGGCTGGCGTCGGCGGAGATGAACACTGCCGTGCGCGCGGCCAAGGCAGCGGCCTGGACCCAGAACGGTTGCGGTACGCCCAGCTCCAGGGCCTGGAGGGTCATGTGCTGGTCGTTGCGCGCCTGCCCGGCGGCAACCAGGGTGCCAATGGTGCCGCGCTTGGCGCTGTAGACATGGCCGAACAACTGCTTAGCCCAGGACCAGCGGCCGGTGTTGTCGTCCATGACCGCTTGCCAGGTGTTGAGGCTCGCCACATCGGACCAGGGCATGGCGATGAATTCAAAAGGCTCGTCGCCCAGGGCCGCGACGGCAGCGGTCTGGTCCGGTACACCGACGCCCCCGGTCATCGCGCTGATGGCGGTGGTCAGCCCCGCCGGGGTGTCTTCGCCATTGCTCTTGCCCAGTCGATTGAACTGCAGGCTGATGTCGTTGCCACTGTCGCCGGTCCATTTGGCGCTGAGGGTCACGATGCCTTCGGCGGCCGCAGCGGTCACCGGCAGGTCGGCGGCGGCGTTGATTTTCAAGGCCAACGCAGTGGCGGCCTGGGTCGCCGTGGCGCCGTTGACGATGGCGGCCTGGACGCGCACACCGCCGACGTACAGGTTGAGCACACCGCTTTCAGTCGCGGTGCCGGTGAAGGTCAGCACGCCCTTGGCGACAGCGCCTTCGACGTTGTGCAGCGGCAGGCACCAGATTTCGCCGAGCGGGTCGGTCTTGCGCCAGGTTTCGTACATCGAGGCAAGCATCGAGCCTTGCCCGCCGATGTTCTTGGCCAGCGCGACGCTGGACACCAGCACCAGTTTGCCGACATCGGCCGGGGCGACATTGTCGTTGACCTGGGCGACGATCAACCGGCGCATGGCCGATGACGCGCTATTGGCGGCCGAGTTGTCCATTTCGGCGTAAAACAGCGGAACACGAATGTCCGCGGGAATGTTGCTGAATCCGATCGCCATTACTTGGCTCCCTGTGGTTTGGCCGCTTTCACGGCTTTGGTAGTGATATCGCCATCGGCCAGACGTCGACGCCACCAGGCGTTGTCCGGCACTTCACGGCCCTCGAGGGGCAACAGATCGCCCGCCTCCGGGTCCGGTACGGCACGGCCCGGGGCCGGCAGCACGGTGATGCGTTTGCTCATGGGGTTACGTCTCCAGAGAAAGTCAGTTCCACGCGCCCGTCGGGGCCGGGACGTTTCAGGTTGGGGTCCGCGGGGTCGATGGCATCGACCCGCACGGTGGCCCCGGTAAAGGACGACAAGCCGTCCAGTTCACGCTCGTGCCAGCTTTCGGCAGGCTGGCTCGCCAGATTGCGGCCCAGCTGGAACTCGGCGAAAAAGCGCAGCCGGTACGACACGCGGCGGCTGTTGATGGAAACCAGTTCGCTGCCGTCGTACTCGACGCCGGTGTACTCAGCGCCCGGCTTGAACCCCACCAGCGCCCGCCAAAGTTCGGCTCGCAGGTCGTGCAACAGATCCAGCGCTTTTGTCGCGTCAGTGGCGTCGAGCACCAGCACGGCATCGAAGCGATCGCGCACCGCTTGCAGCGTGACGTTCTGAGCCGCGTTCTTGCTGGCGATATCGGCGGTGGGCAGGACATAGGCGCAGGGGGTTTGCAGCGGGGTCTCGGCTTGCAGCGTGGCGAGGTCAAAACCTGCGGCCACACGCTGGGCAAGCGTCGGACATTGCTCACGCAATTGCGTGAGGATCGGTGTGATCTTCATGGGGGGACTCCAGTATCTGAAGGTGCGAGTCTCCCCTGTGGGAGCGGGCTTGCTCGCGAAAGCGGTGGGTCAGGCAGCATTGATGTCGAATGTGCTGGCGTCTTCGCGAGCAAGCTCGCTCCCACAGGGGGGTCAAACCTTGGCATCCAGGCAGGTCGCATCAATCAAGCAGCGATAGCTTTTTTCCCGGTTGCCACTGGCGGTAACCTTGTCGATCGACCAGCGACCGCGCATGAAATCCGGCCAGGTGGGATCCAGCAGCACGATGCCCTCGGCGGACAGCCCCGGGTTACCCGGGCACTCGATCGTCACCTTGAGCGCTTCGCGCAGCATCCGACGCACCTCTCCTTCAGCGGCGGCGCGGGCATCGTCGGCGCTCTGGAAGCGCTGGCGCAAGGTCTTGAACGGCGCGATGCCGCTCTCCTCGACCTGCAGCTTGCCCGCCGCCGCATCCCACCAACGGGTCTTGCAGCCTTGGTACTTGGCCCGGGCGCCTTCATCCAGCTTGGCCGAAATGAAGGCGTGGTCGCCCGGGCGATTGTTGGTCGTCACCGACAGTTTCATCTCGGGCAGGACCTTGCCCGACAACGACTTCGCCTGGCCGCGCCGGGCCAGCACATACAGTTCGTTGACCGGCTTGGCGACGGCGTCATACCGGTGGGCCAGACGCGTGAGGAAACCCATGTCGGTTTCATTGGACTGATCGATGTGCTCGATCTTGATCAACGACAGGTCCGGCGCCACCCGCGGGGAGAACCCGTGCCTGGAGGTCAACTGACGAAACAGCGCCCCCAGGGTCGTCGGGCCATGACTGACGGATCGGCGTTGCTTGAACCCGGTCTGGTCCGCCGCGCTGAACGGCGCTGCCGTGGCCACCAGCACGAGTTGCAGGGGAAACAGGAGCGGCGTGCGCCGGGTGATGACGAACTCGCCTTTGTCCACCAGACCCGACTCCAGATAGCCGACCCGCAGGCCAATCTTGCCGCCCAGGCTGGGCAACCCTTCGAGCCCGTCCAGGCTGATGGTGAGCGTCAGTTGATCGGACTCGATACCCGCCGCGTCGACATGCTCCCACTTGAGCAGGCGTTCGTTGAGCAGCGCGGCGTTCGCGCCATAAATTTCCACCGCAGGCGTGAAACCCAATGACATGTCGCCTCCTTAATCCCAGGCTGAAACCGGTGGGGTTGCCACGGGCTTGAGGTCCACTTCCGGCAAGACAACCCATACGCCCGCCGGCAATACCGGGCCCCATTCGGCCAGCCCCGGATTGAGCAACCACAGCGCCTCCTCGACGATATCGTCACAACGCTCCAGCTCGCGGTACAGCAACAGATTCACCGAATCACCGGCGATACTTCGAACCCTACGCATTGGCGAACTCCATCAATTCAACCACCCAGCCGACCACCATCGCCGTACCGTCATCAATGATTTCGGTCTGGGTTTCCGTGACCTTGTTGATCTGCCACAGGCCCCAGTTGCGGCCGATGCCATCGACCAACGGCAGTGGGATGCGCTGCGCCTGCAATGCGCGCAGCTCATCGAGACGATCCATGGCGGTCGCGTACATCGACTTGCCCGTGATCGTCAGCCCTTGCAGCCCTTGGCCGATCTGGCTGGACTTGGGTTTGCTGGTGAGAATGTCGATGCTTTTCCAGCCACCGTCCGATGTGTGTACCAACTGGTGGTACGCAAACTTTCTCGACAGCCCAAAGATGAAACTGCCGAGTGCCATTTGTTGACGCATCACGTACCTCCGTCGGTCAGGGCGGCGTCACTGCGCATGGCCAGTGAGTTGGGCATGGTCGTCAAGCCGAACTGGCCCGAGAGCTGCTGCACGACCAGGTTGGCCAACTGACTGGCACTGGCCTGGTCCTGGCCGTTGATGTAGATGTTCGCGGTCATGGTGTTCTGCTGTGTGGTTGTCTGGGTGCCGGCCAGGTCTTTGCTGATCTGGTCTGGAGCGGCGAGCCTGTCGGCGGGGGCGACGAGTTTTTCACCCAGGGACGCGCCGGCATCGCTCCCCAGCCAGCCGCCCAGCAGCCCGCCAATCACCCCCCCGATGGCAGTGCCAATCACCGGAACGACACTGCCCAAAGCGGCGCCGGCCGCAGACCCCGCGGCAGCGCCTGCCCAGCCGCCACCCGCGGCGCCCAGGCCTGCGCCCATCATCCGTTTGTCGCCGGTCAACACACCCTCGGCCACATCAGCGACGGCGCCGACCATTTTTAATGGGCCGGGCCCCTTACGCGTCATCGAGCGTAATGAGGCCGTGGGCCCGAGTGAAAAACGCCCTGCGCCTCCCCGCGAGCCTCGTGTACTCACCCGTACTTTCGGCCCTCTCGTGGATTCGGGACGCTGGCTGGCATTGCTTGTATCCAGCTTGTCCCCAGGAGGATTTTTCCTGAAGTCCTCGGAGATCACCTCGCCCAGTCGGCCGGGAAGGTGCGGAGCGGCCCTACCCAACACCCGCTTGGCCACCTGATTGGACATCTCATCCGCTACGGCCTTGAGCAGCGCCCCCACCAGCGGTTTGATCGCCGCGCCCAGCAGCACAATGGCCGCGGTGGCTTTAGGGGAGGACTCAGCCAACTCACTCAGGCCATTGGTCAGCGAACCCAGCCACTGAAACGAGTTATCCGCCACAGGCATCAGGGCGTTTCCCGTGGCCATCGACAAACGCTCGTTGCGGGCGTTGAGGATGTTCAACTGGCCTTGCCGGGTGTTCGACAGCGCCAACGCGTCCTGCCGCACCGAGCCGTCGTTGCCCAATTGCGACGTGGCGTATTGGCCTGGGTCTTTCACCTGCAAGAAGGCGGCGTTCACATCGGGCAGTTTCTGCGCCATGCGCAGCACCGCCTCATCGCCATTGCCGAATAGCGTAGCGGCAAGGGTCGAGCGCTTTTCGGTCGGTTGCGCGTTCAACGCCGCCAGCACCGTCATCACCGTGCCAGGCGCGGTGTCCTTGTCACGCAAACCGCTCGCCACCGCCTTGGGCTCCAGGCCCAACTGTTTCCAGGCCATTTGCTCGGTGGCGGAGGTCTGGTCACCCTTGCCCAGGGCCGTCGTGAAACCATCCAGCGCCACGCCAGCTTCAGCCTGTCGGGTACCGGTATTGAGCAACGCCGCCGTCAGCGCTGCGGCTTGTGCAGGGGCCAGGCCTGCCGTCGTCGCCGCCGCACCGTCACGCTGCAAGACCGCACCGATCTCAGCCGGTTTCGCACCATTGGGTAACTTGCCCAACTGGTTGGCGGCATCCGCCAAGTCAAAGGCTTGGGCGCCGTTGAGCTTCATGGAGATGCGCCAGTCGGCCAGCATTTCAGCGGCCTTCATGGCCGGCATCTCGAACGCCGTCGCAGTGACGCCAGCATCCGAGGCAAAACGCGACAGCGCCAACTGTCGGTCAGAGGCATCGAGCACATCACTACCGATGCCCTTCCCCGCCGCCAGGCTTTGCATCCTCACCACTTCAACCGCCGTGGTGCCCCTGGCCGCCACCAACGGTGCGGTGGCGATCTGCTGGGTGGACTCAGCCACCTGTTGAATCTGGCGCGGGCCGAATTGGGTGGCCTTTTTCAGATCGGCCATGGCCGAATCCATCGCTATCGCGGGTTTGAGCAGCGCCGGTGGTTCGATACCGCCATTCGGCTTGCCCTTTGGCTCACTGGCCGACTCGCCCTTGGCGTCGGCGCCCATCGTTTGGGAGAACAATCGTTGCGCCGACAGCTTCACGGTCAGCGACTCGATCGCGGTGGTCAGCAGACCGAGCTTGAGCCCGAGTGTTTCCAGCGCCAGATCGAGGCTCGCCAGTTGATCCCTGGCGAACGCGCCTTGCGCCGACACGCCACTGGTGAGGCTGGTATTACCGAACGCCAACCCACTCTCGTTGAAGGCTGCGTATTTGAGCGAATATCTATCGTCCGCCATCCCGCTCTACTCCTGTTTCACGCCAAGGCGAGCGATCGCGATGTCGTAGCGGCGCAAGGCCTTGCCGGCGTCCCACTCCAGGATTTCCGCTTCACTTACCGGGTAAATGAGCGGCACCACATCGAGGATCACTTCGATGTCGCGCTCCGAAAGAAGTCCGCCGGTTTGTTTAAAAAATCGTCGATGCGCACCTGCAACTGGGTCCAGTCGGGCACGGTCAGCCGGTCGAGATCGGGAATCATCAGACCGGCGCAATGGGCGGTGATGAACTCGGCGCGTTCCTTGGCCGTTTTCAGTTTTTTCATCGCCTTGGTGGCACGCAGCACTGGCATTTCCAGGGTCAGCGAAGTCATGCTGCGCCCCGCGACGTCGAGCGGTTGCAGCAGCTGTACTTGGTCAGGGTCGGCGGGTGCGCCGGCCATCTGTTCCAGAAAGTGAGACGTCGGAAGGGTGGACATTTCATGCACGTATTGCGCAATGCTCACGTAGTCCGGGCGCTTGAGCTGGTCGAGTTCCTTGACCGACAGCCCCGTGGCCAGTTTGGCCAGTTCGAAGAACTGATCGTCTTCGTCATCACCGGCGCGGGCCAGGGCGTCTTTTTGCGCGGCGTAGTACAGCGGCTTGAGTTGGAGTTGCTCGATCTGTGTTTCGTCGTCACTGGTGATCGGCGACAGCAAGACATGAACGGGAGGCGTCCAGGACATGGAATCGGTTCCTTGATGAATCAGAGGACAACCTGTGGGAGCGAGCTTGCTCGCGATGACGTCGGATCAGTCAGCATCGATGTGGGCTGACACACCGCTATCGCGAGCAAGCTCGCTCCCACAGGGATTGGGTGCAACTGACGGGCATTCGTTTACGGCAACAACACCGCACGACGGGCATCGCCAAGAATATCGACGCCGTTGAGCACGAACTTCTGGGTGCGCACGTCGATGTCGATCACCGGGACGCCGTTTTCGAGGCGGTTGTAGGTGCGGCAGGAGAGGTCCAGCGTGGTGGTCGGTTTATCCCCCATTTTCAGCGGCGCTTCGACCAGGGACTTCAACTTCCCGCCGACGGTGTGGTAGGTGAACCAGGTATTGCCATCCTGGTCCTGACCGGCCTCGCGCACGTTCAGCAGGATGTCGTCGCCTACACTCACACCCAGGGCCAACATGATTTCCGGCCCCACGCCTTGCAGCACCAACGTAGCCCCGAGCACGGTGCCACTCTTAGCCATTTCCTCGCCAATAAAGCGCCCACCGCTCATCGTCTCCATGACGAACTCAATCTTGGGAGGGGTGAAACTTTCCACGGTCGCCGACAACGGCAGGCCCTGCAGGGTGGCCGCGATGGCCTGTCTTACGCGGTTGGTAAACATTAGAGAACGTCCTCCAGGAACTGCTCGATGATTTCATCGCGGGCATTGAGTTGATAAATCATGTGTTCGTTCGGCGCGTAGCGGCCGTAGTCGATGACCACGTACCAGGTGCCGTTCTTGTATTTCTCGACGCTGTTCAATTCCGGGTGCAGGTACACGCTGCCGCCGGGAATGGTTTCGTCGGCGACCAGGGTTTGCAGCCAGTCGTTGATGCGCTTGACTTCCTGGTCCATGAACGACTTGGTCAGGTTCTTGGCCATGGCCTTCTGGCCGGCCTTCACCAGCTTGCGGCTGATGGCATCTTCCAGGCCGACGTAGCTGATGAACTTGCCGGTGATGGAACGGTTGCCCAGCAGCGAGAAGCCGCCGAGGATGGTCCGGGCGTAGTAGCTGACGCCGTAGCGGTTGAGCAGATCGCCTTCGGTGGAGGTGTCGAGGATGTTGTATTCGACGGTGCGGGAAACGTCTTCGGCGTAGGTGACCTGGTTGCCCGGGCTCTCCCATTGCTTGACCTTGGCCAGGGCGGCGATGGCCAGGCTCGACGGCGCCAGGAAGACGTTTTTCTTCGCGGCCTTGGAGTACACCGCCGGCATGTTGTGCGCCACCAGGCAACGGTCGAAACCAAGGTCCGCGCCGCCCAGTTCCTGGCTGTAGGTTACCTGGTCGGCGACCGCGACGTCCTTGCCATCGAGCACCACACGGGCCTTGATGCGCTTGCCGAACGAGGCGAACTCGCTGGCCACGGCCTTGGTGCCGGTAAAGCCTGGCGCGCCGATGATGGTCAGGTCTTCAGCGACCCCACTCAATGCGGCCAAGCCCAACTTGCGCCCGGTCTGCGCCTCGATACCGCCGATCACGTTGTTCTGCGTGTCGGCCAGCGTGGCGCCCTCTTCGACGATGACCACGTACACCGGCACCTTGACCACTTTGAGGATCTGGTAGACAGCGTGAAACAACGTCCCCGCTTCGGCACCGGTCGGGTCCAGCTGGGCCTGGGTGGTGAAGCTGTTGATACGGAACGGGGTGTTTTTCGAAATCAGCGGGTTGGCATTCGGCGCGGTGCCGACCAGCCCGATGACGTTGTCACCCAGGCCACCCATGGCCTCGGGAGATTCAGTGGCATTGACGGTAATGCCGTTGTGCTCGAAGTTCAAAACCTCAGCCATGGTTATTCAGCCTTTTTGGTGGTGGCCTTTTTGGCCGGTTTGGTGGGGATGGCTTGCGTGTCGACAGCCGGTTTGTGCGCCGCCAGGGCGCTGCTCAGTTCAAGACGACCGGCACTGCGCAAGGCATTGGCCTCGACATCCAGCAGATCGAGCTCCTGGCCGATGCTCGACCAATGGCCGCCGCCGATGGGGAATGGCAGCAACACGGTGTATTGCTTACGAATGGGCATCTACGGGTTCTCCAGACGCGAAAAGCACAAAGCCCCAATCACGGGGCTTACTGCAGGCGAAAAAAAACCGCTGTCGCGGTTAGGGTTTACTTGATGAAAGCTGGCATCACAGGCCAGACAAACTTGGACGGGTCCTCGATCGCCTCGGGAATATCACGCAAGGTCTGACGGTAAGCCTTGACCTCGGCCCGCTGCGCTTCTGTCACGGGATAATCCGGCAGTTGGGTAAAATCCGTATCTCGCAAAAGCTGATTGCGGCGGGTGCGAATGGCTGCCCACTCGATTTCATGCGACGGTATAGCGAGCGGAATATCAAGATGATCCGCGTTGGATGTATCAGTCATGTTCGTTCCTTAACTGAAGACAACGGTTTCGGCCAAGGACAATTTGGTGCTCAAGTCGCCCAGATTGAACAATCGGCCATTGCCCACTCGCATCGTGTCGATACGCACAGTGGTGTAGTAAATATTGGGAATCAGAATTCGCATGACAATATTGCCGTTGGTATCGACATACACAGCTGGCGTCATATTCCCGAAAGTCGAAACACTTTGCAGGACCCGCGTGGGCTGATAGCAATACCCCACCAAGGTTTCGTCGATTATTTTTGCTGTGCCGTAGCTGTAACCCTTGATGTTGAACCAGAACATTTCCGAGTGGACATTGATGTTCAGCGGCACTCTGAAATGCATGTACACGTTCGCGCTGGCACCCAGGTTAGTCGATACAAAATCACCTTGTGCCGTGGCGCCATAGACGCCGCCAGTCCCGTAGACATGCCCTTGCAATACATTACGACGAATCGTGCCAAGCGCAGTCGGATCTCCTTCAACATCCTTAAGGCTTCGCCACTCATTGAACTGGGCCAAAGCCGTGGCCATGGTCGTGTTGATACTGCCGATCTTCCCATTGACCACCGTGGTCAAATTGTTGGCCGCTGTCACCAGCGACGCGATAGTGGTTTCCAGGCTCACGTTGTCAAACTCCTTGTGCTATTGATTTATTTGGCGACTTCAAGCGTCATTACCCGAAACAGCAAGCCGACATGCCGTGCCATGTTGTCGATATTGGCAGTCGCCACGGTGGCAATTTCCTCGCTCAACAGGATGTTCAGATTGTCAGACCCGACCACCACCGTGACGCTTTGCGCCGGTAGTGGTGAAATATCAAGCGTGAACCTTTGCAGTACACGGGCCGCGGCCGCCTTGTAGGTCAGCAACTTTCCAGCCACCGAATAGACCGCCAGCAACGTCCCAGTTGACAGATAAAATCCGAACTCACCGATCTCGTATTCATCTGCCCCGTCGAACAGCGCGGCCATTCTCAGTTGCCCGGGATCAAGGTCTTCGTAATCCACAATCGCCACGCGCTGCCGTTCATTGCGAAGCGCTGTTTCCGATCCATTTGGATCGTAGCGGGCGGTGCCGGCACCGATGTGAGTGATTTCACCTTTCAAACCTTGGTTCTTTGCCTGCAACACCTCCGCCAAGCCGGCGGAAGTGAAGCGAACCAAGCGCGTTATATCTTCTGTCATGGCTGCGCCCTGAGGTCGTAATCGTTAATGATGTAGGGTTGGAAAACCCCGATATTGGCAAGCCGCGCGTCGAGTTCGAGCATGGGCAGCGTCCCGCACAGAAACAGCTCTCCCTCGTTCAGCGGGCCGTGCATGGCTGCGGTTGCTGCGAGTCCTCCGCTCGTTTGATGCACGAGGGTGATGGTGGCCTGGTCGCGCTCGCTCTTGGCTGCATTGATTCGCTGTATCAGCCGATTGTGATCACCACTGGCCCAGCTTTGGCCGATGATGGCTTGCACATCAAAGGTGTAGGGGTGAGCGCGAGGGTGCTGTTCGTACCAAGCAGTAACCTGAGGTGTGAACCCCAGAGATTCGACGGCGTGGTTCAAAGCCTGGCGAGTACCGGCCTGGCGCTGGATCTGCCAGGACAATGAAACCGTTAAACGTTTTTCCTGGTCGCTGGCTTGCGCATCCCATTCGCTGACACCCCGATCCGCCGCCAAATAAGGCAGGAAAACGGACGGGGTTTCACCTGGATTCATCAGCTCGGGAAACGGCGGATCGATGCGTTCGAGCAGCCGGGCGAAACCGAGATCCAGCGCCCGTTCCAGTGGCGAACTGTTGATCGGCAGCAGGCTCAGGCGGGGTGTATCGTCAGTCATAACGTCTCCACCTCGACCTCGACGCCCGTGCAATACGGGGCTTGGAAAGCCGTCGTCACAATCGGTGCAAGTGGTTCGAGAATCTGGAGCTGAACCGCGCCAGCACTGTGCAGCGTGTAGTCGATCCAGCTCGGGTCCACCCGACCTTCCATTCGATGACACGCCTCGGCGTATTCCCGCAACTGCTGTTCGGCGGCAACCTGGGTCAGGCCTGAATCCGGGCCGGCGTTGATCTTCGCCACGACGCGGATTTTGTAGGGCTTGATTTGCGCGGGCTGCACGATGACCAGATCGGTTTCCGGCCGCACATCAGGCCGGGCGAAGTGCTGGCGAACACCGTTCAGCAGCGCTTCGGACGGTGTGCCATCGCCCTCGCGGGAAAGCACCGTGACCGTGACTTCACCCGGTGCCGTCCGGCGTCCGTTGCCGTCCTTGACTTGCGCGGCGAGACCATCCGGATCGAACGTGTAGGTCACGTTCACGACACCGCCAGCGGCACTTTCCACCTTCACCGCAGGCCGTTCGCCGAGGGTGAAGACCTCTCGCCGATACTGCATGCGCGAGCCCGCCGCCGGAGCATGGGGCGCCAGGTAGTAACGCAAGCGAGCGTCATCGTCGCTCTCGTAGACCGGGGGGATGGGCGGGAACGCTGCCGGGTCGCCCGGGTCGAGCAACTGACGCTCAAGCCCCATGTCCGCCAGGCGAGCATCGAGGTTGGTCCCAGTGGCCCACCACGCCAACATCTGCTTGATGCGAGCGTTGTATTTGCGTTCGTGGGTTTGCAGCCGGACACAGAACGCCTCAAGCGCCAGGGTCAGCAGTTCGCTTTCGTTTTCGAGGCTGTCCACCAGCTTCGCCGCGCTGGCGGGAGAGCGTGCCGCGACGTACTCGACCACAAAGGTCTTGAACTCCGCGAGAAGGTCCTCGAATGCTTCGACGGTGACGATGGCCGGTTCGGCCAACTGGTTCTGACCGGGTATCAACATGCTCATGTCACCACCTCGAAAGTCTGTTTGCGGTTTTTCCAGGTGCCGGCGAAACGCAGCAGCAATCCGGCACCGTGCCGGCTGGCGACAATGACCTGCGGCTCGAAATCATCGATGCCATTGTCCGGGTTGTAGAACGCTTGAGCCGCGTGGCTCTGGGCGAGGATCAGCAGGTCGTCGCCGAGGTTCTGCCCCAGCAACTGCGTGAGTGCGCAGCCATACAACGGGCGCTTCTGGCGAGTGCCCAACGGCGTGGTCAATGCACGGGTAGCGCGCTGCACGAACTGCAGCCAGTCGTCGACCGTGGCGCCGGTATTTCGATCGATTCCAATCATGAGGAAATCTCTTATGCGGTACTGATGACGCGTCCCTGGTGATCCACCACCGGGCCGCTCAGGTGCACACCGGAAGCGTCGAGCCGAATGCCGACGGCGCCGACTTGCAATTCGATGGCCTCGGCTGTCATCGCCAACCGCGACGGGCCGATGCTCAGTTGGAGGGCTTCACGGGAACCGCTGAACGCCGCCGGGCCGTTTTGCCAGTGCAGGACATGGCTGGCATGGTCGTAGCCGTTTTCCGTACCGTCCTGATAGAGGCGCCGCGTCAGCGAGGCCTGGGTCGAGACCGGCGGGAACTGACCGCCGTTGAGGCCGAACAACGCCACCGCCTGCCCGCCGCTCTCGCCGCCGCCATGGTTCAGCAACAGGCACTGCTCGCCCACGGACGGAATCCGCGACTCGCTCTGGGCGCCGGCGCTCGGATTGAAAAAGCGGATCGCCGGTGTCAGCAACCCGCCATGGCTGACCTTGCAGGTGTTGCTGGCCGCATCGACTTCCTGGCAAACGCCGATGCGGCAGAAACTCTCCGCACGCCGATGCAGGTCTTCCAGCTCGGTTTCCATCTGTGCCAGACGCTCGATGATCGGCCCCAGATGCATCCGTAACAGCCCATCGAACATGGCTCAGCCCTCGAGTGCGGTGTATTGATCCGGGTCGTCGATGTTCGACACTTCCCAGGTACGGGCAAATTTCGGGATGCCCAATGGGTCCTCCAGCAGCGTCGGGCCGAGGTACAGGGTTTGGTTGAAGGAAAGGGTCCAGGCGCTGTACATCCGTGCTTCGTGGATGAACGTGGAGGCGAGGCCATCGATCTCCGTGGGCAGATCGCATTGATCGCCCGACAGGCCCCAGCGGTTATCCACGATCAGGTGCTTCAATTCACCGGCCAGATCGCAGGCCTCCCAGCCTGGAACGGCCATGACCACTTGCAGGGAAACCGTCAGGACATGGGCGATACGCCCGTCATTGGCACGGTTGCCTGACGCATCGCGTTCAATGGCAATCAGCACCCAGGGTTGGTCGTCGGTGCCATCGAACGCCTGAGGGCTACCGACTTTCAAGGTGGGATAGGTGATGCGCAGTGTCTGGGCAATGGCGACGAACAGCTGCGACGGTTTTTCGATGAGGACGGGCATTGATCGCCTCCTGGTGTATGGATCAGCGATGTGGGTTCACGGCTGGTCGGGAGGAAGGTCCCGCGGTGGCACTTCGCAAACGCCGATCCGCTTGGCGACCCAGCGCTCGTAAAGACCGATCGCCACATCGGCACCGGCCATAGCGGTCAGGCAACCCAGGGCGCAAGCACTCCAGATCGACATGCCGAGGGCATACAACAGCATGGTTGCCGAAACCCCGCAGACCACGCAGGCACCGGAGCGCAGGACCACGCGGCGCAGCAACGGCCAGCCACGGGCCCCCTCCTTGTCGGCGCGCCACATCTCGCCGGACACCCCGCCCACCAGGGCGAGCACGATGACCAACCAGATCGGCATGTCCAGCAACGCTTGTTGCTCGTTTGTCATGTCTCGTTTCCTGGGGTGATTAAGATTGGGCGGGGAAGTTGTTTGAAGTTGAAAGAGAGGTGGGTCGTTGCAACCCGTTAAGTCACTGGAAGCGGCGTTCAAGCGTTCGTCAGCTCATTGAAGGCTGACATCACTTTGGCGCAGCGCAGGTCGCGCCTTTGTAAGTCATGGTGTAGGTGTAGTGCCTGTCCCAAGGCAGCGGTAGCGCACTGGGTGCTGCCCATTCGGCGTAGTTACCCGACATAGAACCTGCGGCGACGAACTTACCCATGGCAATGGTCGCGAGATTGTTGGCGCTTCCTGCCCCCGGCATCGGCACACTCCCATTCCACTGGAGATCGTCCCCGTTCTGGAACCATGCGCCCTTCCAGCCGGCTTGGGAGCTCGAGTACCAGGTATTGTCTTCTTTGAAACAGATCGTCTGGTTGGCATAAAAACCGCCACCCGGAACATGGTAGGAAGCGAATTGCCAGGAACCGACAGGTGAGGTTTCGGCAGACGCATGGAGGGCCTGGGTCGCCAGGACGGCTGCGAGCAGCATGCTGAATAATTTCTTCATTAGCTTACTTCCCTTAGATAAATAGGTTTTTGAGGCGCGTTAATACAACTCTTTGAACTGGATACCTCCGGAGCCCCTGTTACGCCTACCGAGTAATCAGCATGTCCACACTGGTCGAGTCGCAGGAGTTGTCGGACTTCCTGTCGATGACCAGATAAAGCGAAGATGTCGGCGTAACCGCTACGCTATTCAACATAAACGTAGTGCTGCCGCCGTTTGCCAGGCTTCCGGACTGGAGCACGGTGTCACCCAGGTTCAGCGACCAGCCAATCCCATCCCCGCAGGCGTTATGCAGGTCGTTGACCCGACCCAGCACGTTGATGTTGCCGGTGACAGGACTGGCCCAGCGGAAGATGCTCTGGCTGTTGGTGCCGGGATGTGTGGCTACGTCGCCCTGCTTGAATACAAAACTGGTGCCTGAACCCGTGAAGGTGACGTTTGCGTGGGGAATTAAAATCCAGGCTCCCGTAGCAGTGTCCTGCCAGCAAGTGGTTGGCTGGCCATTGCATGTCCCCGCCTGGAACGTAGGCATGAGCGTGTAGTTGGCCGAGGCATTCACCCCCGATTTGTTTTGCATGAACGACCACGGCGAACCGGTCGGTGCGGCTTCGGTCATCAGGTACATGTCCCGGGCCAGGTTCCATGACATGGCCGTATCAGCCCAAGTGTTCAGGGTTACGAAGGACGACAGAAACGCAGTCGCCAGTAGGATTTTTTTGAGCAATTTCATTTTTCTTACCTCGATGGATGTGATTGAGCACGGAGTGCAGGGTCTCCTCCGCACGCTGTTCGCTCGCCGGCGTTCACTCGAGGCTCAACGGCCTTCACATGATTCAACGTCCCACAGCGGGAGCATTTGATCTGGAGTTCGGTGTTCTCGCCCACGCGGGCCAGAAGTCGTTTGCAGTGACCGCATCTGAAATCCTTCAACATTGAAAGCCCTCCATTGGCGGCGGTGATGTGGTTGAACGCACCTCACGGTGCAGGCATTCCAAAAAGCCCGGTTGCCCAGGCTTTTCAGTAATGCGCTTGATCTTTCGGCGCGACTGGCGCGGTACGGATCCATTCAAATTGTTCCTCCGGCCGCGGTCCCTGCCCGCCGGATAACTGCTTCTGGTGCTTTACGCTGCACACCCGGGTCAGTTGCCAACCCTCTGAACCGTTAAGGCCGGTTCATCGCTGCCTATTGGTGGAACTAAAGAGCTTTGTTGCCAGCCGCTTTGTCGAGCGGCTTGGACACAGGATATGCATAGATGCATATACAGTCAATGCGTAAATGCATTTATTTATGCATGCGTCATGCGCCAGCGCATCAACGCTCAATGGATACGAGGGTTAGGCGATTTTCAGAGGCGAAAAAAAACCCGCACGGCGGCGGGTTTTATCTGACAGCGGAGGGGTTAACGGGCGTACATGCCCCACCAGAAGACATGACCGAGGATAACGATTTGCTCGTCCTGCATTTCCTGGAACGTGTAGTCCTCGTCCGGATGCTCGTCGCGGTTGAAGCTGCGCAGGCGGATACCGGTGGGCAGGCGATAAAGCTGCTTCACCCGCAGTTGGCCGTTGTGATTGATGGCGTAGAGGTCACCGTCGACGATGTCGCCGATCCCGCATTTGCCGGCGTTTACCCCGACCGTGGCACCGTCGCGCAGCACCGGCAACATGCTGTTGCCGCGCACCGTCACGCACTTGGCCTGGTCGAACTGCACGCCGTTATGCCGCAGGCTGCGCTTGCCGAAGCGCAGGCTTGAGCGCTCGCTTTCCTCGATGACGAATCTTCCTGATCCAGCAGCCAATTCAACCTCGCGCAAAAAAGGGACCGACACTTCGTCTTCTTCGACGGGTGTTTCATCGTCCCACAGGCTTATGTCCTTGAGTTCGGAATGCGGCTCATCGCGGCGAGTATTGCCGGCGGGCGCAACGTCCGCGCGCCCGCGCAACTGATCGGTGCTCACGGCAAAATATTCGGCGATCTTCGAGATGTGTTTATCCGAAGGGTCGACGATCTTGCCGCTGAGGATCCGCGAGAGGGTGGACTGAGGCACGCCGGTACGCCGGTGAAGCTCCGTGGGGGAGATCCCGTGCTGATCGAGCAATGCTCTTAATACGGTAGAAACGTTGCGTTTTTGCATAACGCGCATAATGCTTGTTCTTTTCGCAGAAGACAAATGCTGTTTTGCATACATATGCAATTCAAGCCTTTTGAATTCATTGTGGCGAGGGAGCTTGCTCCCGCTTGGGTGCGAAGCGCCCACAAAAAGGGTCTGCTGCGCAGCCCAGCGGGAGCAAACTCCCTCACAACGGAATCGCCCTACACTCCCTTAGGAAAAGGCTACGCACCCGTCCTTCAAACGTGCGAACAGGCTACATCGCCTTGCGCCTCTGCCTACAACTGCGCCAGAATCCGCCGGCTTGTCCACCTTGGATCCCATCGGTACTTTGATTCTCGTCACTGCCCATCAGTGATCGGGTTTAGTCGCTCGGTATTCCAAGGTGCTCATTGCTCCATTCAGTCAGGTACTTCTATTCCTGCACTTGATGGTAGCTGTGCGCAGGGCGCCCTCGGGCGCGCCGGTTTCTTGGATCCCCGGTCGACTAACCTGCGTACAGCTGCCCCCCTCGTTTAGTCGCGAGTGAGTGGTGGCTCAACTTCAAGGATCCATAGAATGCCGAAGAACACTCCAAATCCCCCGGACGATCACGTCTCCCGCAACACCAAGAAACTCGATGACGCAGCCACCCGCGCCCTGGACTATTACCTCAAGCCGAAAGCCGACAAAAACACCTGCGACACACCCGACACCCTTTTCATCATCGCCCCCGACATCGACGCCGAATGCCTGCTCGCCAACCTCAGCGAAACCCTGGCCTCGGCCAATGCGATGGTCAGTGACCTGGCGTTCGACCTGGAGGGCTCACGACGACATATCGCGTTGGGGGTCCAGCAGATGATTGAGCTGGGGCAGTTGCTGGCGAATCGGGCGTTGGATGTGGTTGAGCCGAGGTAAGCGTTTTTGATCGTTCCCACGCTCTGCGTGGGAATGCATCCCGTGACGCTCTGCGTCACCCTCCAGAAGCGGAACGCGGAGCGTCCCTGGCGGCATTCCCACGCGGAGCGTGGGAACGATCGAGCAAGTGCCGTAATGCCGCCCAATATTTTCATCGACTGGGGTACCGCCTTCGCGAGCAAGCCCGCTCCCACAGGAGAAACGCGGTCCCACCAAGAACCAGGCCGGCTATCAGGCCGCCTCGCGGTGGACGTTGATCTCGGCGCCCCATTAACCACGCTGGCTGAACGAAGGTATTGCGCAGTGGGCAACCCGGCATGGATGCCGAGCCTAGGCGAGGCACCGAGTGGTGGGGCAAAAGCGCTTTGCTTACTTTCGCCTGGGCCGGCTTCCGGATCTTCGAAAGTGAGCCGCCGTCAGGGCGGAACCATAAGTAGCCGTTACCGCAGCAACGGATACGCACACAATCCCAAACGCTGGGTAGCACCAGACCGCCCATGTTAACCTTGCGCCCATCGCGGAAAAGCCGGGCCAATGCCCCTCCTTTTGCCCCACACCTTTCAACGAGCTTGCCTGACACCCATGAATACAGCCGTGAACGACCTGTCCTCCCACACGCCCATGATGCAGCAATACTGGCGCCTGAAGAACCAGCACCCCGACCAGCTGATGTTCTACCGCATGGGCGACTTCTACGAGATCTTCTACGAGGATGCGAAGAAGGCCGCCAAGCTGCTGGACATTACCCTGACGGCGCGTGGGCAATCGGCGGGCATGGCGATTCCGATGTGTGGGATTCCTTACCACGCGGCGGAAGGTTACCTGGCGAAGCTGGTCAAGCTCGGCGAATCCGTGGTGATTTGCGAGCAAGTCGGCGACCCGGCCACCAGCAAGGGCCCCGTGGAACGCCAGGTCGTGCGGATCATCACCCCGGGTACGGTCAGTGACGAGGCCTTGCTGGATGAACGCCGGGACAACCTGATCGCCGCGGTGCTGGGTGATGAGCGCCTGTTCGGCCTGGCGGTGCTGGACATCACCAGCGGCAATTTCTCGGTGCTGGAAATCAAGGGCTGGGAAAACCTGCTGGCGGAGCTGGAACGGGTCAATCCGGTAGAGCTGTTGATCCCGGATGACTGGCCCAAAGACCTGCCGGCAGAAAAACGCCGTGGCGTGCGACGTCGGGCGCCGTGGGATTTCGAGCGAGATTCGGCGCTGAAAAGTCTCTGCCAGCAGTTCTCCACCCAGGACCTCAAGGGCTTCGGCTGCGAGAACCTGACCCTGGCCATTGGCGCGGCCGGTTGCCTGCTGGCCTACGCCAAGGAAACCCAGCGCACCGCCCTGCCCCACTTGCGCAGCCTGCGTCACGAACGCCTGGATGACACTGTGGTGCTGGACGGCGCGAGCCGCCGCAACCTGGAACTGGACACCAACCTGGCCGGCGGGCGCGACAACACGTTGCAATCGGTGGTCGATCGCTGCCAGACCGCCATGGGCAGCCGCCTGCTGACCCGCTGGTTGAATCGGCCGCTGCGGGACCTGACCGTGCTGCTGGCACGTCAATCCTCCATTACCTGCCTGCTGGATCGTTATCGCTTCGAGCAGTTGCAACCGCAGCTCAAGGAAATCGGTGACATCGAGCGAATCCTCGCCCGTATCGGCCTGCGCAACGCCCGTCCCCGTGACTTGGCGCGCCTGCGCGATGCCCTCGGTGCCTTGCCCGAACTGCAAGTGGCGATGACCGACCTCGAAGCGCCGCACCTGCAACAACTGGCGCGCACCACCAGCACTTATCCAGAGCTGGCCGCGCTGCTGGAAAAGGCCATTATCGACAACCCGCCGGCGGTGATCCGCGACGGTGGCGTGCTGAAAACCGGCTACGACGCCGAACTCGACGAGTTGCAAGCGCTGAGCGAAAACGCCGGACAGTTCCTGATCGACCTCGAAGCCCGGGAAAAAGCCCGCACCGGCTTGGCCAACCTCAAGGTCGGCTACAACCGCATCCACGGTTACTTCATCGAGCTGCCGAGCAAGCAGGCCGAGCAAGCCCCGGCCGATTATGTTCGTCGCCAGACCCTCAAGGGCGCCGAGCGCTTCATCACCCCGGAACTCAAGGCGTTCGAAGACAAGGCGCTGTCGGCCAAGAGCCGCGCCCTGGCGCGGGAAAAAATGCTCTACGAAGCGCTGCTCGAAGACCTGATCAGCCAACTGCCACCGTTGCAGGACACCGCTGCGGCCCTGGCGGAACTGGACGTGCTGAGCAACCTGGCCGAACGCGCGCTGAACCTGGACCTGAATTGCCCGCGCTTCGTCAGCGAACCGTGCATGCGCATCAGCCAGGGGCGGCACCCGGTGGTCGAGCAGGTCCTGACCACGCCGTTCGTGGCCAACGACCTGAGCCTGGACGACAACACCCGCATGTTGGTGATCACCGGTCCGAACATGGGCGGTAAATCCACCTACATGCGCCAGACCGCGTTGATCGTGCTGCTGGCCCACATCGGCAGTTTCGTCCCAGCGGCCAGTTGCGAGTTGTCCCTGGTGGACCGGATTTTCACCCGGATCGGCTCCAGCGACGACCTGGCCGGCGGGCGCTCGACCTTCATGGTGGAAATGAGCGAAACCGCGAACATCCTGCACAACGCCACCGAACGCAGCCTGGTGCTGATGGACGAAGTCGGACGTGGCACCAGCACCTTCGACGGCCTGTCCCTGGCCTGGGCGGCGGCCGAACGATTGGCGCACCTGCGGGCCTACACGCTGTTCGCCACCCACTACTTCGAGCTGACGGTGTTGCCGGAAAGCCAGCCGCTGGTGGCCAACGTGCACCTCAACGCCACCGAGCACAACGAGCGTATCGTGTTCCTGCACCATGTGCTGCCCGGCCCGGCCAGCCAAAGCTATGGCCTGGCGGTGGCGCAACTGGCCGGCGTGCCGAGCGAAGTGATCAGTCGGGCCCGTGAGCACCTGAGCCGCCTGGAAACCACCAGCCTGCCCCACGAAGCACCACGCCCGACCAAGGGCAAACCGGCCGCACCGCAGCAAAGCGACCTGTTCGCCAGCCTGCCACATCCGGTGCTCGACGAGTTGGCCAAACTCGATCTGGACGACCTGACCCCACGCCGGGCGCTGGATTTACTCTATACATTGAAGACACGGATCTAA